GCCATCACGGCGAGGGATATCTGGCCGAAATTCCACTGAGCATCGCGCATGGCTTCCTCCTTACGCCGTGAGCGCCGTCTCGGTGTCGGGGATGGACTCCCAGCACCTAACGGGTACGCCGCCAATGGCGGTTACGGGGCCGAAGCCGGTGATGTCCCGAATGCTGTAGGCGGCATTGGACTTGTTGTAGGCGTCCGCGTCGATCTGGCCCTTGAGGGTCCGGTTGGCGAACGCGACCGCATTGCGGCCCATGCTCGGGAGCTGGTTCTTGACCTTCTTCACGTAGTCGGCCGCGGAAAAGATGTTCGAGGTACCCGCGGTCTCGATGTTCGCCATGCGGATCATGGCGCGCTCGTTGCGGAGAACGATCGCGGCCCATATCTCGTAGTAGCGGACCCAGGCGTACATGTAGCCGTCGGCCTTGGGGGTCGGGAGGCGGAAGCGACCGCGATCCTCGTTCTTGAGGCCGGGCTGGCCGCCCTTGTTGTACGCGAGGTGGAAGGCCGCGGGGCCGAACTCGAACGTCCAGAGGGACGTGAGGTCGGAGCCGGTGCCGCTGGCGCCGATGCAGTACGAGCCGAGAGCCGCGCGACGGCGGCTAAGGGACTTGAAGGCGTCGGGGGTGTCGGCTTCGTTGGCGGTGAGCAGCTGGAGCGCCCAGTCCTGCATGATGCCGGCGAGGTTCATCGAGTCCTCGGAGTCGCGTACGCGGTAGGCGTCCTCGCCGGCGAGACCCGCGAGGGCCTTCTCGTCGATGATGGACTCGGCCGCGTACATCTTGACGGGCTCGGTGATGAAGTCGGTCTCGGAACTAGCCGACGTTATGGGGCCGTTGACGGTGGTGAAGCCACCGGCGCCGATGCGCTTGGCCTGGAGCTGCTTGTTGTAGCCCTGATGCGTCGAGGGAAGCCAAGGCACTTCGTCCAGGAACTCAAGGTTCTGAGCGATAGCGCCCATGACGGCGGCCTCGTTGTCGAAGCCCGCGCGCTTGGTCACCTCGGGGAGCGTCAGCTGGCTATACGCGTTCAGTACGCTCATAGTGCTCTCCTAGAGATTAGACTTTGCGCGGCTGCTCTGTTGGTCTCTTAGCGCCGTCCTGTCCCCAGTGGGAGGCGGGCTTCTACTACCTACTCGGTTTCGATGCCAGTCAGTTTCTGGTCTATTACCGGCGCGTACCGTACAGCATTGCCGCTGTACCGCATACGCGGTAGAGAGATTGCGGGGAAGGGACTCGAACCCTTGTTTCCGGTTTATGAGACCGGCGTACTGGCCGCTATACGACCCCACTGTGCCCAGGCTTCCACTGGTTCATCGGGTTGCTTCCAAGGGGGAAAGGAGGTCGGAAACCCCTGGTCGCTCACGACTTGGACTGGCTATTGTAGGACGGATATAATTACGACTTACACCTGTTCATGCAGGAGTGTCAAGCCTTTTTCGCGTACGTCTCCTCGAACTGCTTCGAGTAGGTCATCGAGGGCATGCCCTTGTGTTCAGGCGCCTGAACTGCTGGCGCCGCGGCGGGGGCCGGAGCCGCCGCCGGGGTCGCCGCGGCCGGTGCGGGGGGAGTGGCAGGAGTAGCAGGCTCGGCCGGCTTGATCCCGCTCATGATCTTGTCGAAGATATCGCTCACTTGTCACCTCCGAAGGCTTTGTTGAATTCCGGGCTGTAGGAATTGCCGAACTGGCCCTTGCTCTTCGAAGCGCTGGCGCCGCCCCCGTCGATGTACGGGGCGTCGTCGAGCTTCGCCGACAGGGCCGCGATCTTAGTGGCGAAGGCTGGGTTGAACATGAGGCCGGAGTCCCGGAACTGCTGCACGAGGGCGGCGTCGCCGATCTCCTTCGTCATGAAGGCGATAAGGCGGTTGGTGACCTCCTCGGCCTTCTTCTGATCCTTGCCTACGGCCTCGAGCAGCCGGGTGGGGAAGGTCTTCTCCGTCTCGGCCTTCTGCGCGGCCTGGGTATCGGTCCCGGTCTTCACGAGGCCGGCTACGAAATCGAATACCTTGGACGCCTGCCCCTTGGTAAGGCCCGCGGTCAGGGAGAGCGCGCGGGCCGCATCGGTGAGCTTGTCCATGTCGGGGACTCCCTTGTACTTCTCGGCGTCGAAAGCGTACTCCTCGGGCTTGTCCGGTATGCCCATTCCCTTCTTAAAGGCGGCCACGTCCTCGGGGGTCGCGGTCTTGGGGTCGGGGATGATGACGGCGCGGCCGAGCTTGCCTTCCATGTCCAGGTGGGCGTCTACGAGGTCGTTGAGCTTCGCGTACTTGTGGAGCTCCTTCTTGTCGCGATAGCCCGGGGATACTTGGGTGAGCCACGTCGGCGGGCCGGCCGGCTCAGCGGGCGCCGCAGGGGCAGGAGCCGCGGCCGGAGCTGGGGCAGGCGGGGCGCCAGCGGCGCCGCCATCGTCGGGTATGAACGTGAATCTCGTATGCACTTATTCCTCCTCTGCGGACAATAGCGCCCGCTGTTCGTTCAGGTCTTCGTCATTCGCTATTCCTACGATGGCCTTGGCGAAGCTGAATGTATTCTTGGGGTGAATCGAGCCGATGGAATTCAGGAGCCGGTTGACCGCGGCGATCAGCTGGGGGTTGATCGTCTCGGGGTTCGTCGAGTAGTAGCCGGCCTCGTCCATCATCTGCGCGATCGTTACGACTGCCTCGTCTTTCGAATAGACGTTGCGGTAGAGCAGCCGAGTCGCAAAGGCGTGATTGAGTTTTTCTTCGGCGACCTGTTTCTGTTCAGGAGTCAAGCCTGCCCTCCCTTCATCATCGCTTCCACGGGGCTACCGGCCTCGGGCGCCTTGTCGCCGGCCGCGAGCATCGAGGCTTGGGCCTTGGTGGTCTCGTTCTGGAGCTGCTGGGCGGCGGCGGCGGCCTGGGCCTTGTTCCGGGCGTTCCTTATGCGCTCCACGTCCACGAGGTCGCGGACGACGCGGCGGTCCTGGTTGTAGGACTCGGCGATGGTATCCGCGTACGCGTCCAGGTCCACCTTGTCCAATATCTTCTGGTCGATCTGCGCGACCTGCAGTATCCGCGCCATGAACTCGTCGGTCTCGTTGAGCATCATGTAGCGCTTCTGGAGCTGGGCCAGCTGGGACTTGAGGTCGACGCGGACCCGCTTGCCCTTGAGGGATTCGGGCATGGGCGGCAGGCGGCCGTAGGAGAGCTGCAGCTCGAAGATATCCTCAACGGCGGGCTCCAGGAACTCCACGGTCATACGGCCACTCATGGCCGCCAGCATCGCGGACTGCTCGCCCTTGATGTACGTAGCCTCGGTAGCCGTCTTGACCCGCTCCAGGTTGGCGGTAAGGGTCAGGAAGAAATCGGCGTAGTAGCTCTCGCGGATGCTCTTGCGGATATCCTGCAGCTCCGCGGCGATCCCTTCCAGGTTGCCGGTGATAGGCACGGGCGCGAAGTCCTCGCCGGGGCGGAGGAAGTGCTTGGCGTTCGGCTCTAGGCGGACGCCCTGGGCCTGCATGCCCTCGGTGGCCTTTATCGGGGGGCGCGCGGCGAGCTGGACCAGGCGCTGGAAGTCTTTCTTCATGCTGTCGGCCTGGAGCATGTTCGAATATTCGATCATGCCGGGAGAGTCTACGCCCCACACGTCGCCCTCGAGCGAGCGGGACCAGCGCCATACGTAGAACGGGCGCGTCGAGTATCCGCCCTCCATGATCGCGATGGTTCCTTCGGTCTCCAGGGCGTACAGGGAATAGAACGCCTTGCCGTCGTTGCGGGCCTGGAAATCGAGGTCGTACTTGTCCTTCGGGAAGATGAACTGGATGTACTTCGACTTCTTGGTCTGCTTGTCCTGGGCCGCTCGCTTGACCGTATCGGGTAGGTTGTCGAGCCCGAACTTCTTCGCGGCCTCGAAGGGAGAGAGCCAGAAGTCGCGGAACAGGGTATCGACCTCGCCGAATTCATCCTCGGCGAGCAGGCACCGCTTAAGGTGCTGGCTGTGGTAGATAGGCAAGGCTCGGGCCTCGTTGAAGTCCCGGAACATAACCGCTGTCCCAAAGTCGGCTGCGCATCGGGTGAAGGCCCGGCCTTCCTCGTAGAAGGTCGTCCGGTTCAGCTCGGTCGCTATCGACCTGTCGGCGAGCTGGAGCCATTCGGCGACTTCCTTGTTGTCCTTGAGGTCCAGGTCTTCGGGGCTCGTCGATATCCATGGGACCGATCGCCCGAAGGCTGCCGACTGCATGCCGTTGGCGAAGATGTCGCTTGCCTTCTGGCCGGTGTTGTCGAAGTTGTCCTTCTTGGACGGCGGCGCCTTCTGGCCCGGTTCGGTGTCTTCGTCCCAATCGGACATGATCGGGTTGACCTTGGCCGCGTAGAGCTTCCAGTAGTCGACGAATCTCCGGCGCTCGTTGACGTACTGGCTCCGGATACTCATGAGGTCCTTGATGGCGTCCTTGGATATTCTCGGCTTCGATAGTTCCACTATCACCTCCTAGTAGTGATCTGCGGGGCTCCACTCGGCCTCGGCTTGAGCGGCGGGGAGTATGCGCTCCTCGGTCCTGGTACCACCCCGAAGGATCCACCACGCGATCATCAGGTAGGTGACTACCATGTCGTCGTGGTCGCCCTCGGTGTCGGCCTCGTATTTCTTTCTTCCGGTCTTCTCGTTGACCTTGCCGCGGAACGCCAGAAGCTGGGATTTGAAGTCCTCGCCCCACCTGAGACCAGGGACTACTGACACGCGCTCCTGCTCCATCAGGATCTTACCCGCAGCCTTGAGGTCGTCCTTGGGGACGTGAAGCTCGCGGATGATCCGGAGCGGCGCCAACTGGCCCGGGCTGTTCTTGAACACGGTCCCGAAGGGGGCGGTAACCTCGCGGACCTGTCCGGCGCCCGTGAACACGATAGGATTCGGGTTCAGGCCCTTCTCCCTGAGCAGGTCGACCACGGCGGCGCCTATCCCGGTTCCGTCGATCAACAGGTCGCAGGAATTCCGAAGGTCTACGTGTCCCATGCGATTCTCGATGATGTCGGCGACCTGGGTGTAGGGCACGTTGTTGAACTTGTCGATCGCCACGATGTCGGCATAGACCTTGGAGCGGTTCGGCGATTTCAGGATATCAGAGCCGGGGATGATCTCGGTCGACCGCTTCACCACGATGCCCGTCGTGAAGTCACGCTTCTGTGCGATGTCCCAGGCCATGATGTACTCGTTCAATCCTGCTCCTTGGCGTTCATACGCTTGAACACATTATACTCCTGCCTGAACACTTACTCAATCGCCGAGAACACGATCGGCTTAGGAAGGGTCCGCGTCGGCTTCTCCTGCACGCGCTCCTCGCCCCGCTTGAACATGCGCTCGACCTCTTCGTAGCTGAATACCTGGTCCTCGGGCTCGACGTACTCGCATAGATATTCCTGGCGGTACATGAGCGCGCCCATTTCTTCAAGGTTCTCCTGCTGCTCGGTCTCGATGGCGTGGCGCGGAGAGTAGTAGGCGATGATGCCCTGCTTCGCCCACCGCTTCTTGAAGTGCGCTTCGCCCTCGGCGGCGTACAGGGTCACGGACTCGTCGTCGATCTCCCAGGGTGAGCGGATAAGGTAGCGCTCCCACCGGCTCGACCGGCTCGCGTTGTAGAAGTGGCCCAGGCGCCCGTTCGGCGTCGAGATAGCGCATACCTCGCATTTCTCGTTGTCGGTGAGCATCGGGCGGACACCGGACTTGTACACCAGGTCCTCGATGCGCGAGTCCTCGTCGAGCATGATGATGTCGGGCGACGAGTAGCCGCGGGCCGCCTTCTCGGTCGCAGGCACGACGAGCAACCGGGACTTGTTCGAGAGCTCCACAAGGCTGTCGCTGTCGCGCACGATGTCGGGATAGTGCGGGTCGCGGGACATGAAGTCCTTAACCCTCTCCATGTCCTCCACGGCCTGTTTCTCGGTCGCCGCGAGTATTACCGACAGGGACCCGGGGAAGAACCGCGCCCGGTGACAGGGCTTCGAGCTGATGATCGTGCTCTTTCCTGCCTGCCGGGCGCCGTTAATGTGCTTGCGCTTGTGGTGGCTCGTGATGATCTGAGCCTGCCACGGGAAGGGCTTGAAGCCCAGGGACATGATGTACCGGAGGGGGGAGAGGGTATAGAGCAGGTCTTCCCGCTCGGGGGTCACGCCTCTCCTCCCATCTTATCCAGCTCCTCGACGATCTTCGCGCGCACGTCAGGATGGCCTTCGGTCGCCTTCAAGATGATCGCCTTAAACGAGAGATAGTTCTGGTTGATCGTCACACTCATGCCGCCCTCGACGAGTCTCCCGGCCAGCTTCGCCCTTAGCTCCATCGTGCCCTTCAAGGTGTTTGCGGTGTCGAGCAGGAGCTTCCGGGGGTCTGCGTGCTTATACCTGAATTCCGTCGTTATCATGCCGTTCTCTTCGAGGCGATCTATCAGGGTCTGCATAGACGCCTTCTCGTATCGCGCCTTGCCCTCGTCGTCGATCACCCGGTACTGCACGTCGAACTCCCAGGCCCGCGGGAACAGGTTGTACTCGTCGGGATTCGAGGCGTCCTGGAGGTACCGCTCGCAGGCGTCGAATAGCTTCTCGACCCTCTTGTCCCTCGCCAGGAGCTCGTCGATCAAGGTCTGGCCGTCGTTCCGGTCTCGCTCCTTGATGACGGCCGCGGCCTTGTCCATCAGCTTCTCGTTCAGGTAGCGCGTGACATTTGCGGCCGATATGTCATATTGCTTCGCTATGCCTCGAAGGGACTGCTTGCCGGCGCATATGGCCTTGATGATCTGAGCTTTCTTGGGGTGTTCCTCTACAGACCATCGGCGACCAGGCATAAGGTTAGGCTTTGCGATCTCTTCGTATCGTCTCAGAGGCCTTGAAGTTGTAGAACGGCCTAAGCATGGTCAACACTTCAACCGTGGGCTCTATCGCCGACAGGATCGTCTCTGCGGGCTTGTAGGCCATAGGCGCTTCGTCGAGCGTGCTTGTGTTCGCGGTGGTCGAGTATACGCCCTTGGCTGCAAGCCGAGCCTGATACTCACGATAATCAAGCGAGGCTATGGCCTGCGTCCTTGACATGAGCCTCCCCGCCCCATGCGGCGCCGAGTAGTTCCAGTCGGCATTCCCCCTCCCTACGCATAGCGCCGAACCGTCCGCCGAGTTGAACGGAATAATGCACTGTTCACCTTCGTGGGCTCGGATAGCCCCCTTGCGGATGATCTTGTCCTCGAAGTCGATATAGTTATGAACCGACTCCACGGAGCTTTTAGGCTTCCGGCCTAGATAGGCAGATATCGCGTTCATCATCTTCCAGCGGTTGACGTGGGCGAAATGCTGCGCCATTTTCATTGCCCTGAGATAATCCCCCGCGTACTCATGGGACCGCGGAAGAAACTCCATATCTCGCTCGGGCTCAAGAAAGAATTCTGCGCAAGCCTCGCGAGCCTTGGCCTGATAGAAGTCTGCGATCCTCTTTCCGAAGTTACGAGACCCGGAATGAATGACTATCCATAGGTTCCCCTCGTTATCCTTATCGCCTTCGATAAAATGGTTTCCGCCGCCGAGCGTTCCTATCGCCCGTAGGGCCTTGCGCTGGTCTATCCCGGCAAGCTGGCATACCGAGGAGAAATCATCCCACCTATCCGAAGTGGGAACGAATGGCTCTTCGTGGATATTGTGCCCTGCCGGGATGGTCCCCTTGATCTGGTCATCTAGGGCCTTGGGGTCTATGTCTATCCGGCCATAGTTCGCGGCGAGCATTCCACACCCGATATCGACGCCGACGATCTGCGGCATGATATAATCGCCCAGCTGCATGGTGAAGCCTATGCACGAGCCGGCGCCAGCGTGACAGTCGGGCATAATGGCTATGCGCTTCTTCCCGAAGGCCGGATGGTTCAAGAATGTCTGAATCTGGCCCCGCGTGGCCTCGTCGATATCGTCTATCATCACCTTCGCGTGATTGTGCTTCCCGCTCATTACTTGCATACGTTTTCCCCTTCTAGCCGCCATTCCGCCTTGGCTATGGCCGCGTCGAGCCTGCCGATTACCCCGATCGGAACGGCATATCCGTACCATTCCTTTCCGCTCTTGCTCAGCTCTTTCGCCACGGCGAGCAACGCGTCGCGCCCCTGCTCCGCCCTGAGCCTCATGTTGATCTGCTCGTCAAAGTTATCGAGCTCAGCTTTGATCGAGTAACCGGGGGCCGAGAGGATCGATGAAGGGATGCCTTCGCAGGCCCTGACGCATTCGACGATGCGCTTGGCGTACCTCTCGGGGAATACGCCCTTATCGTCTATCCGCTTACATAGGCCGTTTCCGTCGTCGCGTAGAAGAACGTATAAATCGTCTGTTCCTAGAACGAAATTAGACAGGCACTTCGCGATAAGCTCGTCTTTCACCCGATCCTCCATTCCTTCACCCGATCGACGTCCGAAGCCGAGGGCCGGCCATAGGTCGGGGGCACCGCGATACCGTCGGCGGAGGCATAGGCGTAGTGGGCTTGAATTCTCGTTCCGATGACGATTACCGTATCCAGCTCTCCTCGGGGGGTACTCCGACGCATCCGGGGCGATACCGCCCTCCCTGCCTTGCTCGCGGCGGCCGCTGCTTCCCAATTAGGGTATACCATAAATCGCTCCTTTTTCCTAGGTGTTCAGGCGCATTAACGCCTTGTATTTCTCGCGGTAGGTATCGGCTATGAGCTTGCACTCGAAATCGCCGAGTTTCGTCGGGGACTTCCGGGCCTGCTCCTTGAGCTCGTACCACTCGATACCGTTACGCTCGACCATGATTCGCTTGAAGGCCTGCTTCTCGCCGTTGCCTTCGCGGTTACATCTCCGGCACTGAGCGAAGACAATAGACTCGTCGAAGAGTATTCCTCCCGATCGTCCGGGGATCATGTGTCCGGCGTCCATGTCCTCGATGACGTACCGCTTCCCGCATGTGATACATACAGCTTCCTCGGCTGTCCTTGTGGTAGCGATCGCGTCACGGAGCTTTATGTACTTAGCGAACCAGCCCCAGGCCGTGGCCTTGGAGCCGGTCGCTTTGCGCTTTATCGGGTGGTAAGGCAATTGATCTCGCTTTCCGTCGCCTCGCGCACCTTAAGGTCGGCGATCACGGAATTCGCGCCGATCGTGAAAACGATTAGAACTGCTATCAACATGGCTACGATCATAAATTGCGCTCCTTTGCTGGCTAACATTGGTTTAACTTGCACCGTCTACTGGCGGTGTCAAGTTGAAACCGTTGTTGGATGATGGCGCGATCTCTTTGCACGCCTCGCATACTCCGTCTTCGCCAATGTCACCCATTCCCCACATTCCACAAGCGGTACAAGTTAAGGGAGATTCGACAAAACACGGAACGTCATCAGTCGGCATTTGTTTAAACAGGTAGGGACTATTTTTGAGCCACGTCACCGTTACGTCTAAAAAGTCATCGGCAAGCTCCGATATAACGCTTGACTGTCTTGCAAGCTTCTTTGCTTCTTTCGCGTTATTCGCAAAAATAAGTATTGCGCCTTCGTAAGAGCCTGCCGATTTACTATAACCCATGTATGCTTTCACGTTTTCCTCCTCGCGCCATCTTGGTCAGTTATCCGTGTAACTTGTTACGCGGTTGCTGATCCATCCAACATTTGCTTAACCTGCACCGAAGGAGTCAGGTTGAAGCTGTTGTTAGGCTTCTTTCTTCCAAACGACTAACATACTTGGAAACGGTGCAGGATTTTTACACCCGCCGAATCGTAGCCGACCACGAATAAACCTTACTTCTGCTTTTCCATAAATATATTCATGGAACTATTTTGTATCCGTTCTCGCGGGAAGCAATCCGACTACTACCGCCCCAAGTTCTGCGCTCTCGTATGCTTTTTGAACCCACTTTCCGATCATGCGACCATATGGCGGATTCATCCAACAAACTCCATCCCCTTTTTTGGATAGACCGTCATCTTGCGGAGAGAAAAACTTTTCGCATTTTGCATTTTCAGGCAATGCGCAAACATCAAGCGAGAATGGAAACTCTTTTGAAACACTATCAAAGTAGTCCTGTGGCGTTGACCATAAATCCGTTACACTTGAAAACATTAAAGCAGTATTCATTTTTTTCTCCCTTTGCAACGTGTCGGTATAAGCGCGTAGCGGTTATACTGTAGTTGTCAGCCTAACAGTGCTTATACCTGTCGGCATAACTCCCGGTCTTTGTACTCGTCGTATGCTCGCTCGATGTTACGAGCGCGCAGGTCTTCAAGCTCCTCGTCCGATATGTGCCCGTCGTCCTCGATATCGGGCGGGTTCAGCGGGGGCTCATAGGTTCCGAATGTCTTCACGGCTCTACGCTGAACGCGGCCGACAACTCGAACCAGCGCCACGGGTCAGGCATGGGCTCGGGGTTGACCGGGCCGCCGGTGACGCTGAATTCGTGCAGGGCGCCGAAGTGATCGGCCTTGGCGGTTACGGCTTTCAGGACGCCGTTGTAGTTATAGACGGCCCAACACGGAACGCCGGGGGTTACATCACCGGAACGGATCGGGACGTGGACGAGCTGGGGGAGCTCGGCGTTCTTCTCGCCGACATAGACACCCCAGGTGAAAATGGCGACTATCAGGACGATGACGATAATCCCCGCGAAACAGAAGCCAGCAACGTCGAGGCTTCGGTCCTGATTCGCGTTCGCTTCGTTGGCTAGTTCGTTCTTGTCGTGCATACCTTACTCCCTTTCTGCGAGCGCTTCGGGGGTTTGAAGGTCTCCCGCAAGCGCGTTATCCTGAGATAGTCCGGCGCGTTGTGATCGACTCGCAACGACTCCGGCCTTATTACTTCCGCCATCCGCGACTCCTTTCGTCATCTTCTGCGTGAGCCCGCCAATGAGGGCGGCCACGTCTACCCGAGTTTCTTCCTCGTCCGTCTCCGGTTTCTCGAACTCTCGGGCTCTCTCCTTGGCCTTCCGCATCTTCTCGTCGTGATCAGGGTCGACGTACTCGCCGGGCCGCGGAGGGAGCTTGCACCGTTCGAAGGGGTCCGATCCGGGGCCGTATGCCTCCAGCCCGCCCCGCATGAACCCCGCGAAGGATACGTAGGTCGGGAAGAGCTTGTGCTTCGCCGAGCCCTTGATCTCCACGTAGGCCCGGATCGCCGCGGCGACTTCCTCGTCCGAATACGATCCTAGAGTCCTGAGCGCGTCGCCCCGCTGCTCTATCGGCATGGTCAGGGGATTGTGGCGATACTCGGGAAGAGGGAGAGAGTTCCAGAGCTGGCGGGCGCGCTCCAGTCGCGTCGACGCGTCGTCGCCTCGGGGGGCTTCTGGCTCCTGGATTCTCTGAGAGGGGGAAAAAACCGGCTCTTCTTTCTTTTCTTCTCTCTTCTCTTCTCTTCTCTTCTCTTCTTGCATGATGTCGTCATGATGTTGGCATGATGTCGTCATGATGGCGTCATGATTCTTCTTCGCTTCGACCAAAGAAGCCCTGAATTTGGGGCTCGATGTCATCGAGGCGTCGAGGCGTTTCAGGAGTTTGAAGCAGAATATTCTCCCTCCTGATTCCTCGAACAGTCCCAGGCTGATGATGAACCGCATAATGTCCTGAACGATCTCGATTCCTGAATGATCGGCGGTTCCCTTGATGTGGAGATTGTCCGCGATGATCTCCGCGTCATGCTCAAGCTCGAAGGTTAGATTGGACTCCGATGTTTCGGCCGCGATCAGCTCGATGCAGTGAAAGTAAATCGCATACCCAAGGGCTCCGTGTCGAATGAGTAGCTTTCGTATTTTCGCGTCTTGCGTCGCGTCGGTGTCGTGCTTAAACCAGTTGATACCTTCCCTCCTTTCGTTTCTGTCTTCTTGGTCTCAATCAGCTATGGGAGCTGCGGGAGTCGAACCCGCTCATCGCCAACGGCTCTTAACCGCCCGCCCGAGTGATCCGTATCACGCTCCCAGGTTCCCGGATAAGGCGCCGGGCCGCCAGAGATTGATCACCTCCCTTCGGACTGCCTAGAGTCTTTGTTGAACCGGGCTAACATCGCGACGGCGATGTTCCTTCCTGCTCTGTTCCCGATGCGCCCGCGCATGGCGTAGTATTCGGCCTTGCCGTACTTGGCCCGGTAGGCGGCGCCGATGGCGCGGCGCTCGTGACGATGCGGCGGCTCGGCGGGGTCGAAGGCCCGATCGTCGCGCGTTCCGAAGATAGCTTTCTTCTGCACCCTGCGCGGGCCGACAGACATGGTGTGCTGGCCGTCGAAACAAGGGGCGTTACGCCCGATCCTACAATCGCCCTTCTTGTACTTCATAATATCCTTTCAATTTCCCCGCTTTGGGGGGTTGCTGTGGAGCGGACGGGCTTTCTGGCGTTCTGCCAGTAATTTCATGGCCTGGGGCTTCTGCGCCTCTGTATAGCCGTTTTTAGCCATCATCTGGACGCACGAGTACAGGGCGAACGCCGACAGGTCCTTGAAGCCCTTGAGCTGGGCGTAGACCTTGAGCTCGTCGAACTGGTCGTCGCTGGTGGCGCGGAACTCGACGCGGCGGTTCATGTCAGGAGACCTTCTCCCATTCGGTCGCGGCGTAGGCCCATGTAATCCCTGCCTTGAAGTAGGCGATATCGGAATAGATATCGGCGTCTTCGTCCGTGCACGGTTCAATCCTGTCGAACTGCTGGCCCTGTTTAAGAAGCTTGACCTCCCATATTCCGTCGCCGCCTTTTCCGTACTTCACTTCGAGCACGGAGCCGTCGCTGACGAGCACGAGGACACCGTGTTCCCTGTCGTCTGTTCCATAGCATCCGACTTCTCCAGTGAAGTCTCCCTCGAATTCGATCAGGTCATCGCTTGATCCGTAAATTTTGGTCATTTCCCTTCCCCTTCCATCCCCTCAAGGATCTCGTAAAAATGTTTAGACTGGACGCCGACTTGGTGCATTTCGGCGATCAGGTTGTCGATCGTCCGGGTACGCTCGGTCTTGGTGTAGTCGGCCCACGACTTCAACCGGCCGCGGGCGAGGCTCCGTAGTCGGGGGTCGCGGCGGACGCTCTCAGGGATATCCTCGTAGCGTTCCGCGTCCCTGATAACGGGCTCGCCGTCGACCATATCGACGTAGACGAAAGCCTCGAAGCCGGCGCCGAGCTTCTTCTTGATGATGTTCCGGAACTCCGCGAAGGTCGCGCCGCGGTTGTATCCCGATCCTTCATAGGACCAACATCCGGACTTGTAATACTCCTGAGCTAGAGCGTGGAACGCATTCCCTTGCGCCGTGGTCCCGGTAGCCGCGTCCTCGAGGACATAGCTTCGCCCGACAATCGGGGTCGATTTCGAGGCGTCTATGTACTCGCCGGGCGCGACTATCGTGATGGTCATATCAGAACGGTATGTCGTCCGAGAAGTCGTCCTGCGGGGTTACCGGGGGGCGAGCGGCGGGACCCTGACGCGGCGCCGGGGCGGGGGTCGGAGCGGGCGATTGTGACGCGTCGGCCTTGACGATCGACCACACGACCTTCATGTACCCGTTCTTGTCCTTGGCGATATGGACGTAGCCGATCTTGCCGTTCCACGCACGCGCGTCGAAGTTTCCCCGCTGCACTCCGAAGGCGTCGGCGTCGCGGGTACGGGCTTTGTTCCAGATATCGAGCTTGTCCGGGTCGTTCACGGGCGCGTCGAACCACGACCACTTTTCAGGGCCGTAGCCGGGGAATCCGCTTATCGCGATCGGTATCTCGCGAATCCTATATCCTGAGCGCTCCACGTCCTGCGCGAGTCCCAGGCGGACTTTGTAGTCTCCCTCGGGAACGAACTGGTCGTATTCCCTAGGCTGATAGTTGTCTCCGAATCCCATGACTTCCTCCTATAGCTTCTCGAACTGGATACCGTTCGAGTTGAGATACTGCGACAGGGCGACGAGCGCTTCCATCGTGCAACGGACGCGGAAGGTCCGCTCCAGAAGCTCGGGCTGTTCCTTCGGGCGGTTGGCCTCGAAGGATACGACTACCGGCTCTTCGACCGGGGCTGGATCCTCGAAGGTCTCTACGGGGACCGGGACGGTCTCGGCCATCTTGGCGATGCGTGCGCGGTTGGCCTTGATACGATCTGCCTCGCCGAGGGCGCGGTCGAGATCGAGGGTGTCGAGGTAGTACGCCTTGGCGTCGGGCTCATTGATGCGATCGAGGATCACGAGGTCGCTCTTGACCTTGGCGATCCGCTCGGTGATTTCGGACTCCACGTCCTTGAGCTTCGTACCCTTGTTGAGCCACGAGTCTTTGAACACCTGCGAGAGCTTGAACAGGTCGCAGGCCTGCGCCTTCCAGAAGGTCTCGATGGCCGCGCGCTTCTCGTCCTTCTCGCGCTGCTCGACTTCCTTCACGATGGCGTCGATCTGGCCGGAAGCCGTCTTGATCTCGGCGCAGGTCTCGGCGATCAGGCCCTTGAACTCCTCGAAGGGCTTCATGTACTCGCGCTCGAGTTCGATCCGGCGATCGTTCAGTTTCTTGGAGGCGGCGTTGAGCTCGGCCTTGTCCTTCTTAGCGTCGGCGATGTTGGCTTCGCTGTAGTTTTCAGCCTTGTAGCTCTCGAGCTGTTTCTTTACGGTCTCGAGGATCGCGCGGGCGTTGGTCGCCAGCTGGCCCGGGGTCTGGTTGTAGACGATCAAGTCCAGCGTCGGGGCCTCGGGGCGGTCGGCGTCGAGCCACCCGGACGGAAGGACGCGGCCCTCGCGGTAAGCCGACACGATCTCCTTCATCTGCTCGTCGGAAAGCACCTGGATATCGATAGGCTTGTAGGTGCCGGACTTCGGTACCCAGAACACGCGGAGCCTCTTAACGCCGTCGTAGAACTGGCGGTAGAGGTTGAGCTGGATCGTCCAGTAGAGGATGTCCTGCTCCGCCTGGGACTTGATGTCGTCGATCTCGTCCTCGGTGGCGATGTCGGAGGTTCCGGCGTACGTCAGGCCGTCGATGTCGGTGAAATCCATCCGCTCGAATATGCACCGCTGGCGGTCGATCTGCTGCTCGATCCAGGCGCCTTCCTTGGTCGCCATGGTTCCGGCCTCCACGTCGCGGTGGATCGCGGTTCCGCGCTCTCCCGCGGCGGCGAGCACCTTGGCTGGGACCTTCGACAGGTCCTTGCCGGTGACCGCCGACGCGATCTGTGTAACGAAAGGGAGGATGGTCTCCCGCCCGGTGTCGTCGACGAGCTTGTACTCGTGGCGCTCCGCGTTAAAAATCAGGTCTTTCAAACGAGGCTCCTTTCGGGGGTCTTGGAATTGAGGCCGTAGTAATCTCGGATCGCCGCGTCGACGAGGGCGAGGTCATTGTCGATGTACGTGTCCTGAAACATACCTATCGGGGTCTTAACGGTATCCGTCCCGTCGTTGACGGTACTGAAAAAGAATCGCCCGTCCTGGACGTGAGTGCGCAGAACGATGGTGAACATTCCCTCGATAGTAATTTTTTCATCTAGCATTTTTCCTATGGTTTTGAATTTCGTATTCCCGAAATTGTCGACTTCCGTGTGTCCAAGGAAGTACACGATCTTGCCTTGCGGTAGCGCGATTACTTGCTGGACGAGGTTCCAGAAATTCAATCCGATATCGGTGAATTTCTGATATCCAGTTTCCTTGGCCCTGCGCATGTACTCGTTCGCCATCAGGAATTGCGCGTCGTCGATGACAATAAAGTCATTCTTGGAACGAGCAAGAGCGGCCGATATGGTCGGGTAATCGTCCGTATCAAGTCCCTTCTTGGTAGACCTGAATGGCAAAGGTTTCTTCGCTACGTTCACGAAGCTGTATAAATCTGGAGAAATATTGCGCATCGAAGCGCTTTTCCCGGTTCCGCTAAGACCTTCGATTAGTACGGGTATGCCCATTGGTTGTCTCCTTTACGAACTGCCAAGTAAATCCGCCGCATGTACTTCTTTTCCCGCGGCAACAGGCGGAAATGTTCTTGAATTCGAGGTTCAGCTGCCTTGATGCTTCCCTGGCCGACTCCCAGGTTTTTATTAACGTTCCGTCTGGTGACAGCTGGGATATCGGCTTTCGGTTTGCGGCGATCTTGTCGTTGTAGACGTTGTTGTATTGCTTGGTGACCCACTCGATGTTTGTCGAATGGTTGTTCGTTTTGTTCTCGTCGATATGGTTGACCACGTCCTTGTCAACTTCACGAGGAACGAAGGCCATGGCTACCAGGCGATGTACATAAACGCACTTCTTCCCGCCTTTCAGGTCGACAAGGAAAAGCATCTTGTACCCGTTCGCCTTGTTGTGAACCTGCTTTCGAATCCGGTGCGTGATATTGCTCCAGACCTCTCCGCGATCACTGACAAGATATAGGCCTTCATAACCAACAACATCGTGCCAAACCTGTCCGCTCGGTATTCCCATTCCGTCCTTCTTTCAGTGGATCGCCTTGAATGCCGAACAGCGCTTCGTGTGTCCCGGGGGTTTCAAGAAGAACGACTTGTTGAAGTCGCTCTTGGGCCTGAGCCTCGCGCAGTCGTCGCACTTGCAGCACTCGGGGTTGCCGACGCAGAGCGATTCGTCGTCGTACATGGGCGCCCGAGCCGAAAAATCCATCCGTTCCATTAGATCGCCTCCTTACGAAATTTCATCAGATACGCGTCAATGTCGGTCCGCTTGAAGAGCAGGACCGTCGGGCTGGGTTTGCTGGTCGCGATAGCTTCCGCGCTGGCGAGGTTGTACAGATACTTGGCGCTTAGGCCGCTGTACTCTGCCGCGACCTTGACGCGCATCCACTCCGGCCACATGGTTACTTCTGCTTCTTGGTGTTCGGGCGCTTGAACGCCTTCGGGTCGGCGCTTAGGAGAATGGCCCGGACCTGGGCCTCGACCTGGTGGATGCTCAGGGGGCGCTTCATGCGGAGGCCTCCATGAACAATCGCTTGGCAAGCCAAAGTTCGCCCCTGCCCGTAACGTAGGTCTGGATCGTGATGTGCGGCCCTGCCGGGGTGTCGTAGGTCGACTCCTTCATCGTGAAGTAGCCGGCCTCGATCCACTCCTGATAAGGGCGCCAACGATGATCCGCTCCGCGGAACAGGACACGCCGGGACTCCAGAAGCTCGAAGATTCTCCGGGGGCCGATGCCGTTGATCTTGCCTACATCCGTCAGGGTGCGGAGCCCGTCGGAAACGGCGATCCGATCGGCGATGGCGGCCTTGGGTTTTGCTTCCGTCAACTCGGCCTCGAGGTTTTCGATCTTCGACATCGCCCACCGGATGACTTCTACCGTCTTCTGAGCCATTTCGATGTCGGTCTCGACCACCTTGCCACTACTGGCAAGCTCTGAATTGTGGGAGCGCTTCACCTCTGCCGAAACCATGGCGACTTGCTCTTCGGTCAGCATCGTTGTTAGGCCGTTTCGTTTAACGCCAGGGAGGACGCGATCAATCGCATTGTGGATTGTTCTCTCCGGTATCCCTGTTGATTCGGACATTTCCTTGACCGTCATGCGGCGATCCCCGACGATAGAAAGCTCTTTCATCGAACGCCTCCCCTCTCGCTCAAGACCCTTCGTACGGACTCGACGAGTTCCTTGTTGGCCTTCTCCGTTCCCGACGGATAGCCGCGAACGAACGCCGCTGGAATGGAATATCCCTGCGCCGCCGCCGATCTCCGGCAGATTGCGCACGTATCCCCTGACCGGTGTGCCGCTCCACCCCCAAGAGGACGACCGCATAGCGACAAGCCGTTGGTGGCTCGTACGTGGAATGTTCCGCTGGGGCTTGTGATAAGGTGAACTCGGTGGGTGGTCATGGTTTGACTCCTTTTATGCCGATACCTCTTGATAGGAGGCACCATGCTAAATCCAGTTCCTACTTGTCCGGCTTGTCCCGAACCCAACAGGGAGACACCCGGCGTATTCACGATCCTTGAAGTCCCTCTCTCCGATGCGAGAGGAGCCGCGACGTGCAAGAGCATCAAGGCTCTGTGCTGTGTTCGTTGCGGAGCGGTACTCTCTGTTCTTTCTCCGCAATAACCATTTTCACGAGGACGCGGAGCATCTTGGGGCCAAGGTACTTCAAGAGGCTCCGCGCCACGTCCAGCTCATGAAGGGTCAGATGGCGTTCATGTTCCTTGAACAGGCGATCAAGCTTCTTCCTGGTCATGGCGTGACCTGCGATTCTTGATGCTGGGCTATGAAATCAGCGAATTCACGTTCTTGACCGGACTGAGCAAAAGCCTTGTCTCTGTTTCTTCGCTCAAGGCCTAGTTTCACCAGGTAACGGATTTCGGCCGAATAAGACCGTTCGTCTTCTTTGGCTGCCGTTGTAATGGTGTTCTTTAGCTCTTCGGTGATTCGTAATCCCCTGGGTTGGTCCATCCTCACCTCCATTCGTGTTGTGTATTATTATGTATTATTGTTGTACACCTGTCAAGCGTTATTGTGCAGATTTGTTGCACATTTGCCGACAATAAGGTATAATATGGAAGGAGGGTTGTATGGCGGGGACAAAAGGAATTCGTTGGCCGGACGACCTCTGCGGGATAGTAGAGAAGGCAGCTATTGAGGACGAACGTAATTTTTCTACAGAGGTGATTTACCTTGTGCGCCTTGGTCTTGCCGAGCGAGACATTCGCATGGCGTCAGAAAAGGCTCGCTATAAGGAGAGAATGGAAAATGCCGTTGTGCCTAAAAGCCTATCGTTCAGCCCGGTGTTTTTTAAGGAAATTGTCTACCGCCCGCGCCTCGCCGTCGTCGTACACCGCGACGACGTGCGGGATGCAGTCGCCCTTCCGGGCCTTGTAGCCTGCCTTGAGTAGCTTCCCGATGAACGATCGCTCGGCCTCCGGGAGCTCTTCTACTTCCGGCGCCTCGTCGTAGTAGATTACCTGCTGATCGTCGGTATTCGCCTTGTTGTACGCCGCGACCTGGGCCTCGAGGCTTTCGGAGTCAATCGCGCGCGAACCGGATAGCGCAACCTCCGCGGTCATAACGGTGTCCCAGTTGGAATTCTTCACAACTGCGACCTGAGTCGGCCCTGTCGGATCGGGACATCCGGTGAGAATCAGGGCCAGCAGCACTAAAACCAATACCTTCTTCATACCTTCCTCCTGACATCGAGATTGCGGGCGCTGGAGCGTTTGAAATCGATAATCTTGCACTCTTCTTTACATGCGGCGTGACCGGAGCGCCCGACAGGAAAGTGTATTATTCTCCGGACGCCTTTGATAGGCTTTTCCGTCAGCTCCTCGTACCGGCGCCGGCATAGCGCTATAGAGTGTCCGACAAGTCGAGCGATGTCGGCTTGCCGCTTTTTCTTCCATCCAAGGAGGATGACTTGGTCCTCCTCGGGGGTGAAGGTGAATCCGTGATTCCCAGGCATTCGGTCAGGCAGGTTATTCAACCGCGCCAGAATCTCGGGCGACAGGACCACCTGGGGTTGGACGGGAAGCGGTTTAGGCGTCATAGGTATGATACTCCTTGGGGTAGTGCATCTGCAGGCGCATGGTCCGCGGCCTGATGTAGACCTCGCCATTATTGTCGATCTGGATAAGCGTATAGCCCACGTCGTAATACTGGGTCCGAAGCCGGCGCGGGTACGTTGAATCGGGAATGTCGAGGGGAAGCTGGTACGCCGGGCTGGTATAGACCGTGCGGCGCTTCACGTCGATGCGGCTCCAGTAGTGGACGTGTGAGCGGCCGTACACGTCCGCGGCCTCGATTCCATCCAAGGCTTCGCGGAGGAGGTCGCGGGTCAGTTCTCGCGCGTCCTGGTTGAAGGCGCCGCGTTCCACGTCGCTACGCCCTACGAAGTGCCTCCAATTGAACCGCGTACCCTTCACCCGGAGAAGAATCGTATCGCTTATCGGGGCGCCGAGGTTGCGGGCAATCTGCCGCTCGACGTTGGCCGAGGCGACGACGTGGTAGTCCGATCCATAGGCAAGGTGCCGCTCGCCTCCCGCCTTGATCCTGACGCGCTGCGAGCATTCCGTGGCGTAGTCTGCTTGGTCATCGAGATTGGATGTGAGAAGGCCCATTGAGCCTTTATAGCCGGGGCCATCCGTCAGGTCGCCGTCGAGGATATGGATATCGACCGGGCCGATGGCCTTGAGCTCGGCCTCGCGCCAGTTCCAAAGCGGGAGGAGGATCGGTTCCAGGGCCGGGGGGATATAGTCCGGAGGAGTCAAGCCGAGCTTGTTCCCGCAATGGAAGTCTCCCTCGTGGAGAATGGTAATCATGCGGCCAGCCTTTCTTTTTCTAGTCCCCTTAACCATATGACTTTCCTGCCGAGGGCCAGCGTCAGAAAAACTTCGATGCGCGCGCCCCGCGACCATATCCATCCCGGAAGGGCTACCACGACTTCGCACCTGAGCATTGCGGGGATGTCGTCGAGCATGTAGTCGAGCCACGTCTTGTCGGGGCTGTACGGGCTCACGTCGAACGGGGACACGGGCTCGTGGCCCCAGGACCGGAGAAGGTTCTCGGCGCGGGCGAATGCGGGGCGATTCAGGTTCGGTCTTCCGGTCACTGGTCCGGCTATGTAAGCGGTCATGACTGGGCCTCCGGGTGCATCGCATGCCACAGAAGGATGATGCCGTCGGCGAGCAGGTGCGCGAGTGGGTGCCGGCCGTCGTCGGGGTCCGAGGTTTCGCCCCGCTGATAGGCGGCCCAATGTCTCATGAGGGCGTCGCCGTATTCCTCTTTCCAATTCGGTAGAACTTGCCAGCCGTTTTCAGTACGGCCGGGCTTAAGCGCGCCGGCCTGGAACACGTCGACGACGACTTCAATAACGTCTATCGGTAACAGGTGCCAGGCGCGCTTTTTCGTTCCCGGTTCGTTCAATCGTTTCTCCTTAAAATATGAGCGACAGGCCGAGGCCGATACCTAGGCCGCTGGCGATGATGAATTCCACGATGGCCGCGGTCTTCCAGCGGTCGCGGGACTTGGCGGCCTCGATCCCCTTGAGAATAGCGTCGGTGACCTTGGCCTCGGCAGCCTCGCGCTCAATCACGATTGTCTCCTCTAAGGATTCGGACTGCTTGATTAAGTTTTCGATATACGCCGGGAAGTCGGAGAATGATATCCCCAATTTCTCCTGTAAGCGGCTGTATTTCGGCCAGGATAGCGCCAACTGATCTAGTGCGTTCTGAAAGCTCTCCGAGGCTGTATCGTAGTCCGACCATGTTTCGATTGGTGTCTCGCTCTCGCTGAGCACTTTCTGCCCTGACAACGGCAAGTTGAGTATCGATTCTGGCTCGCTCGTTTCTTGCCCCCAAGCTATACGTGCCGAAAAGAGAAGCACCAAGAACAAGAGCACTAAGAGAAACCACGACGAACATGGATCGCGCCTGCACATTCTCAGCCCTGCGCCGAGAACTTGCCCGATCCGACGAGCCCCGCCCCGAAGGCGATGACCCACTGGAAATCCGGCATTCTCAGGAAGAACCCGACGACGCCGCAGATAATCATTGCGAGCCCGAAGACCTTCGCGGGGTCGCCGTCCCACTGGATGTCGGTAACGAGCGAGAGCAGGAACTTCCCGATCTTGACTAATACTGCTTTCATGTCAATCTCCTTATACCGAGGCCAGGGACAGGATGGCGGTCGCTCGGCCGGCCGCGGTGGTCGAGAGCGCGCGAAGGTATATGTCGGTTTTCTCCGCGAACTTGATCTTCCTTTCGGACTCGCGGTTCAGGTTCTGGTTGGTGCCGATGCCGTATATCTGGTCCTGCTTGGTCCCTTCGACGGCGTTGTAGGTCCATATCGAAAGGATCACGGGCTGGGCCATGCCGGAAGCGTGAAGCCTCAACTGCTCGTAGAGACAGCCCGCGGGGACCGTTATCATCCCGGAGGTACCGACGCCGGTTCCGACGAGTACCTTGACCCACAGGCTCGTGAGCGTCGGGGGGACGCCGGATACCAGGGTTCCTCCGGTCCCGGTCATGATGATGTACAGGTCGCCGGCGTTGGTTCTTCCGGAGCCCACGGTCGCGACTTCGACGGAGAACACGCGGAGGAAGGCGTTGACGGTCTCGACCTGGGTCTGCCCGTTCAGCGCGATGGTCTCGAGAAGGGGCTTGTAGTCCGCGTCGAGGCCGCAAATGGTGACGGTCCGGGCGCCCGTGCCCGCGGCGGCGTCGGCGGCGCTCGAGCTGGATATCTGGAGCTTCGCGGCCGCCGCGCCCACGCCAGCGTAATCGATCAGCGTGGAGTGCTCGGACAGGTTTTCATTGGTGGTGGCAAGGGCCGCGTTGTAGCCCTGCAGCTCGATGGTTTTTCCGTGGTAGCGCTCGTAATACATGGTTCCCTCCCTACTCGGTGATCTTTACCGAATCGCCGATCTTGACGTTATCTCGGAGCCAACGGAGGTCAGCTACCGAGCCGATGCGAATGCAACCCAGGGTCGTGAGCGAAGACGAGCAATGGAACCCGTAGGCCCAGGACTCGACCTTCCTTCCGGTTTTTTTCTTGTAGAACCCGCGCTCGTCGAGCGCCCATTCGTCCAGTTCTTCGTTCGCGTCCGTGGCGATGAACCACGGGTATAAGTACGGCTCCAGGGGCTTGCCGTCCGGTCCCACGGCGTCGTGTCTGATGAACCCGGTTACCTTCCACGTCCCGATAGGGAACGGGCGCGGCATGGTCGGCGGCCCGTCCTTTCCAGTTTCCAGGATGGTGTAGCAGATATCCGGGGCTCCCTTCTTCGGGCGCCGGCCGTTCAGCTCGTTGCGTACATCACAGGTTGCGGTGATAACCCGGTCGCCGGCGAAGAGTAGTTTCCGGGAGTGGCTGAATTCTATGTTCACGCAATGCCTCCTACTAGGGCGAGAATCGCTACGATGACCGCGCCTATCGCGGCCAAGGTGCTTATCCCGGCGATGGTCAGGCTGATGACTTCTCGCCGGCTCATTTTCCTGCGATCGCTGTTCTCGCGACGCCCGCGGTCCTTTTTCTCCTCTTCTTCGTCGTGCTCTTCCCGAGGAAGTAGTGTCGGGAGCTTGCTTTTTATGTCGTCGATGTCCTTGCTGATGGCGCGGACTTTGGTCACCACGCCATCACCATTCGAGCCGATCAGGACGAACCATATCTGGTCGATCATTTCCCGCTGGGTCGCGGGCTTCGGTATTACGGCCATCAGGTTTCTTCCGTCGCGCTCACTCCGGAGTCGTCCGCGGCGACCATCGCTTCGGTCACCTGCTCGATGGTCTCGGGCAGGAACGCGAAGGGTTTATCGCCACGGTAAGCGCTGTACTTCCCGCCTTGATCTCGTTCCATCAGGAACCCTTGTACGACGAGTCCCCGGAAGCGCTCGTCGGCCTCCAGGTCTCCCTCTTCATACTCATAGGGGTGCAGGATGGCCTTATTTATCTCGTCTATCAAGCATACATAGATCATTCATTTCTCCTTATGAGGTCAGGAATATTCCGCCGAAGTAGTAGCGGAATTTCACAGAGTTCGCGGCGTCGGTCGTGGGGCCGGTGCGGGGGGTGCCGTTGGTGGGGTCTGTTGTTGGGTCGCCAGTAGTTGTCATTGATGTAATACTTGCACTCCCCCCGGCAAGCTCGCCATTGGCACCCTTGCCGTAATAACCAATCCCGGGTGACAGTGGGTTATGCCGGTGCCCCTGCCCGCGATCCCGCCGCCTAAGCCCGGACAGGTAGGTCGAGCCGTCGTGGCTGTAGGTCGCCCGGCCCTGATCCTTAAATACCCGGGCTTTCGTGGCGTCATTCGGGACTCGGCGCGCGTAGACCTCCAGCGTTCCCGAAGCGGGTGGAGAAGTTCCAACGGTGAGCTGGTTGGAGCCCGGAGTCACGGCGGTGAGCGGGTATTCAACTCCTCCGATGGTGACAGATAGCCAGCTCGTGTAGCTTCCATGAACCGCTATGTCTTCCGCCAGGTCTGCGAGCAAGCTGGTCACTCCAGTACCGGACAGCGTCAATACACCGCCCGATGCGGTATAGGCGAAGCTCGAAGCGCCCCCGGCGACAACTTTGACGCCGCGAAGATAAGCCACGAGCTGAGGCCAGTTTGCGGCGAGGATGTCTTGGTCGGAGTCGAGACAGAGATAGGGGTTGTCGGCGTCAGGCGCGAACTTGTCGTCGAATTCGCATATCGCGCCGACTCTCTGGCCGAACGCGCGACATGCCCGCTTGAATAAAGTCGCAAGGTCGGACGATACGTAGGTCAGGCCCGCGTCGGTGATAAGCGACTTCATCGCTCCGCCGACGGCTTCGATGGCTTCCTGCGCGGTGGCGGCGTTGAGGTTTACCGTTGTTCCATCATAGTCCACGTCCTCGGCGTCGGCTTCCATGCCCGCGATATCGCCCGACTCGAGCATGTTCTGAGCGTTCGCGTTGATGGCCGATTCGAGGAGGGTCTGGACAGTAGAGTCAATAGCGACAGCGGCTCCGCTCGAGATAAGGCCGAGCGTCTTCTGAGCATCGAGGACGGAAAGGTCGTCCAGCAACGTTACGGCAAACGGGGATACAACCGTCGATCCAACTGCTGCGGCAACAGGTATCGGGTCTCCGGTAATATTGTCGAACCCTAAGAGTTGTCCTTTGCGATCTCCGGCCGACGGCATGTCGGGGGACGCCGAGGGGTCGGTAATCGGGAACCGGACGATGCGGTCCGTCTTCTCGTCGATCTGCTGGGTAATGGCGACGGCCCGGTCGACCATGGACTCGTAAATCTCCGCGTTCTGCGTCGACCCGTTTATGAGGTCGGTGGTCTGCGACAGGTCAAGTTCGCGGTAGATCGTGAGGCGGACGGCGGCTGGCCACGTCGACAGCCTAGTGAGCGTGCCCCCGACGCCGGGGGACGAGATATTGAAATCCACGCCCTCCGCGAGGGTTATGTCTCCAGAGGCGGTCGAAAGGACGGCCTTGACTTCGGACGTGGCCCAAAACTTGAAGGCGAAGGGATAGCTTGAGACCGCCCCTCCCGACAAGTCGAATTGGACCTTGTTTGATGTTGCGCTGAGGCTCAATCTATTCTCCTTCCATAAGCGAGCCGATGTTCTTCGCGTACTCTTCGATGGCGAGAGTAGGCAAACCTGTCGCGAGGCCAACGCCTTCGGCGAAATTCTCGGCGGCTTTATCGATGTCGCCCTTGTTCAATGAATCGAATCCGCTGATGATCGCGGTGACCGTTGGAAGCGTATCCTCTCCGAACGGAGTCCCTTTGCTCTTGGTGATCATCCGCTTCATGACGCCAGAGACCTCGTTTCCGATCAACGGAACAGAGTCGGTGAACTGCGTCATGGAATAGAAGACCCACTGCCTCCACCACTCGTCGGGGTCATCGGGGGGCGGGTCTTTCCCTAGGGACTTGGCGAACGCTCCTAGGAGCACGCCGGCGACCGCGTATGAGGTGACGATTCCTACGGCCTGACCGTATTCCTTTTCCCGAATAGCCTTCGGGACGCCGTGGCGGATATTGTTGTAGACGGTATTCAGAGACGAGGTGAACATGAGCAGGATCCGCTTCCACTCGTTCATGTCCCGATAGATCGGCGCGAGGTCTGCGGGGTTCGCGGAGGGCTGCGTCTGGAACGTGATGTCGTCGGCCTTTTTGACCGCCTCCTCTTCGGTGGCGCCTTGGGAAAGCTCCTTATCGTATACTCCCTTCCACCCGATCGCGACCGATACGCGGTCAGCAAATTCAAGCCCCTTCATACCCACGGTGCCGATCTTCTTGACGAGGCCTTCCCACCCCTCGGAGTCCATGGTCTTGATCGCTTCAAATATCTGGTCAATCGTGCGGGACTGGAGCATCCCGGACTTCGCTTCAACCTGTTCGATGAACTTGAACATGTTCCCCGATCCCATGGCCTGGAACGCGGAGGCCAGCGTCTCCTTGGGGGCGTAGGCCATGTACGGCATAGGAGAGGTGATAAGCTGCTTGACGACGGAGGTCCAGCGGTACGCGAGGAAGCCAACGGCCTGATATCCCCTGAGCTTCCTGAGGGCCTTGTTGCCGGGGCCGTTGACTCCTGAGTCAGCGTTGGGCTGGGACACGGCGCCGATATACTCGTCGATGTACTTCATGCCGTCTTTACCGAAAGTCTGGATGATCCCTTCGCGGACGGCCTTCGACTGCATCCGGTTCTGGTACACGCTGTGGAGCTTCTTCACATAGGCGCCGTAGGCGATCAGGTGTTCCTGGGTATCAACGGCGTCCTCGAACATAGCTACAATGTCCATGACCCGGACGGGGCTCTGGTGCTCGGGGGCGATGTTGATGCGGGCAATGGTGAATCCCGACTCAGGGTTGACGACGAACCCATGTTTGGCCTTCATCGTCTCGATGATCGAATCCTTCTGCGAATCGAAGTAAGCGCCTTCCCGGTACAGCGGCGAGTAATTGGCCTCGGGCTTCATTTCCTCGTTTGTCAGCTCGATGACGGCCTTGTTCTGGCGGTCGAATTCCGCCCCACCGAACCCCTTGCCTACCAGGTCGATGATCTCTTTTTCCGCGTCGGTGAGGTTGGATTCGATCGCGGCGACAAGCTTCCGGTACTTCATGTCCCCGTTGGCGACGATGAAGTCGCGGTTCATCGAGGACCGTTCTCGCTCGGAGAAGAGGTTGCCGTAGATGAACGCGTCCCGCCCCTTGGCGTTCCTGAGAAGCAGAGCAACGTGCGAGAGCCGCGCGGCGCTCATGGTCACGTCGGTGGCGCCCGGGCCGATACCGGCTATCGTGATCTTCCGCTGACGCTCCTTCTGCATCAGGTTCAGCTCGCGCATCCGGGTCTGGACCTTGGAGAGCCTGCGGACCTTCTGCGCCTGCTTCTCGCGGCGGGCCGCGTATTCGTCGTGGACGAGGACTTTCGTATTGACGCCCTCGGTGCCGCCATCGAGCAGCGGAGCGAAGTAGCGCATCTTCATGGCCGGAAGCTCCCAGGTGGCGAAGCCTTCCATCTTTTTCTTGATGGCCTTCTCCTCGTCCGATCCTCGGGCGGCGGGCTCCTTATAGCGCTTGTTTTCCCTGATGGCCCGCGTGATGTCGTAGCGGTCCGATGCCGCCTCCCTGTTTTCCATCATGCGCTTAATCTCGTACTCCTCCCGACCTTCCTTCGCCAGCCTATCGATGATCTCGCGGAGGTCCTGGAGCTCCGATACAGTCCACGCCGTGACGGGCTTCTCGTTGATCCGGTCTACGATGCCGTTCGTCAAGAGCTTCTTGAGGTTCGGAGACTCCCGGAGGAGCATCGAGAGCGCGACCTGCAGGTTCTCGGCCTGGACCGTCGTATACCGCGGGACCTTGTGGGTCTTGCCATCGTCGCCGACGACCGTATCATAGGCGCGGCGCCGCTTGATCTTCCCGGCCTCGTCCTGCTCCTCGATGTACTCCCACTTCTTCGAGCGGAGGTATTCCTGGATCGTCTTGATCTGCTGCTTCTTTTCCCAAATGATGTTCTTGGCTGGCTTCTTCATGATGTACCGGCGAAGGGAGTCGCGCTGCGCCCGTAGCTTGGTCGTCGCCCGTATTTCGGCGGCTACGAAGCGGGCCTGGAACGCGGCCTCCCTGCGGGCCTCGTTCAGAGCGGCGAGGTATTCCTTCTTAGCGATCTTCGCGGATAGCCTAGACTCGTCCCGCGCGGAGCCCAGGGCCTCGACGTAGGCGCTCTTGGAGGCCTCCACGCGCTCCTTGGCGGCCTTGGCCTTGTCGAGCTCCTTCTGCGTCGATTCGAGGGCCTTGGCGGCGGTCTTGGAGCGATCGTACATTTTAACGGCGAAGTCGGATTCGTTCTCCAGCTCTCCGCCTAGCTTCTCGATCTCGGCCTTGGCGTCCTCGGCTTCCTTCGTCAGGGACTTCTTGGTCTCTTCCAGCCTGCGGACGTAATCCACGAATTCCGGGTCGCTCAGCTCTCCGGCCTTGATCCTGGCCCTGACCTCTTGATCGGATACCCGGTTCAATAGCGCGGTCCGCTCGGCAATGGACATGTCGGCGTACTTGTCCAGTCGGGGGTCGGGGATGGACTGGAGCTTCGCGCGGCCGGCCTCGGCGTACTGCGCCAGGTCGAGGTCTCCGGTGAGCTCGGCGTAGAGCGCGGCGAATTCGATCTCGTTGTTGCGGACGTAGGCGAGGATCGCCTTGCGCGTCGAGGGTTTGAGCTTCTTCCCGTTGCCCACTGACTGCGCCGCGAGGAGCACGAGGGGATGGCCGGCGAGGCGCTGGGCGAGCTCCTTCTTCCACTCGTACGCCTTGTCGATCTCCGCGGACTCCTGCTCGTCTGAGGCCTGAGCGGTATCGAAGGCCTGAACCTCGGCGTCCCAAATCTCCCGGAGCAGTGACTCGACCCCGTCAGCCTTCGCCATGGTCGCGGCGAACTCTCCGCGGCGGGCCTCGCGGCGCTGCTCGGTTCGGGCGGCAGCCTCAGTCTCGTCGGCCTTCGCGCGGGCGGCCTCCCACCTGTCCCGGTACCAGTCGTCGAGGTCTTTCCCCTCGAGATCGCCGGGGCGAGCCTGGTCGCCGATCCACTCCGCGGTCGCCTCTTCGTCAGATTTCCATTCTTCCCAGGACTTGTATTTCAGCGCCTCGGCGTTGATGATTTCGTCGTCGAGCTGGAAGAGCATGCGATCGTCTTGAGAGTCCCACGTTCCGCGATTAAAAACGGATTTTATCTGTCCGGGGTAGAAAGCTACATATACCCCGTGCTTGTCTTCGCCGCCTTTTCCGCTTGTATCAATGATGCCGTCGTAGCCGAACGATTCAATGATAGGCATGGCCTTGAGTGGTACCTGTGTCGCCCACCCGTGGATGCCTGTATCGGTCTTTATCATCTCAACCCATTCGGATAGAGAGAGGAGTTTCGACCAATGCTCCCCGGTAACCTTATTGCGTTCTCGGCGAGCGGCTTCTTCAAGAGCCGATAAAAGGTCAAGGGGGAACTGCTTATTGCTATCGAGGGGATTCTTGATGCTCATATAGAGCTTCATGATTCCGGGCTGAGATTTATTGTATGAATTCCAGTCCATTCCGAGAGCGTTAAGAAGTAAATCAAAATTACTATGCGTTTCCCCTGTCGAATCGTTATAGGCTACCGTGTCGCCCATGTAATCGTAGAAAGCATAGATATTCTCTAGGTTGTAGATTCCTCCACTATACGACCAGCGCCTGACATCAGCGTCGTATCGTTTGTTTTCCTCGATGTATCGCTCCATTTCAGCAATAGGGTGAACGTACTCGCCGTTCTCATCTGTTGCCGATATGGCTTCATCTATCTTCATTTTAAGCTCTGGGGTGATTTCTACTTGGCGCAGTTTTTTATTGTACTGGCCGTTCTTTCCTGCGATCCTATATTCGTCTCCATGCTGATAAAGCTCTTGAGAGCCCACTTTCCCGGTAGCATAGCTGGAAGCCAACTCTGGAGAATCGGTAGCATAGAAGCCGCCTGAAGAACCCTTTTTCGGATCGTATTTCTGTCCATAAAGCGCTACGTTAGAGTGACCAGAATATACGACCAGTGGCTTACCGCTCTCGTCAACAACCTTCGATCCTTCAAACCATGTTTGAAATTCAGGGGCTTCGATATTGGTCTGGAAGAGGATACGAGGATCGTTCGCGTCCCAGGTCCCTCGATTATCTACAGCCTTTGCTTGGGCGGGAGAAAAGACAACATAGGTGTCGGTCGGCCGAGTGCGCGAGTTATTGTTGTAGTCGTCCTTAACGTTGCGAATTATCACGCCATCGTGGCCCCCAGCGCGACCCCGATCTATCACGTCCGAAGTCTTACCTACTTTCTGCGCGTCTCTCCACTCTTTTCCTCCCGCGTCGATAACGAGCGGGTTTTCCAGTTTGATATAGCAGGAAACAACGCCCTCTTCGGCGTTCTGGTAATCGAACGCCCGGTGCGGGTTTGCGTAGGTCTTAGCAGTAGCGAGAGAGGGCGTGAACCAATGGGCGTGCGTATCGCGACCCATACCGTATCGCTCGCGCTCGCTTTTGAATGCTCCTTCTTCTTTTAACCACCTGAGGTCGGGGCTACCATGATAGACCACCAGCGGATTACCATCAGCGTCTACCACCTTTGAATCGCCAAACCATTCCTTAAAATCAGGCGAGTCGATAGGGTCGGCGGTCTGAAACAACACCCGCCCGATGTCCTCGCCGTCGTAGAACCGTCGGATCAGGCCCAAGGTCTTCTTGGGGTCGTCGCCGCGGATGTCTCCGGAACGTTTGCCGTCGTGCATTTCGATGCCGACCTCCTTCCCCTGCGACAGAACGTCGCGTATCCAGGGAAGTTGTTCAGTGGTGGGCTCGTTGTCCATTTCCAGAATGCCGTACTTGGCGTCGACGCGGATCGCGCCCTGACGGACGAGGAAGCCACGGGCGCCCTGCGGCGAACCGCTCCAGCGTACGTCAGCATGAGCGAGCAGGCGCTTCCCGGACAGGTAGTCGCCGCCCTTGGTTTCGTAGTGGTCGCCGACCATCTTGTAGTCGGGATCCTCGTTCCGGCCGGAGAGGTCAACGAGGCGGCCGTCGGGAAGAATGAACCCGGCCTCATCGAGGTTCTTGGTCGTACCGTGTTCGGCGATAACCGCGTCGAAGAGCTGGTCTTTCTTGGGAGAGGGGGTATAGGTCTGGAAGAGAAGACGGGAGTCCTCGGTATTCCAAGCACCTTTATTGAATGGGCTTTTTATTTGAGAGGGATCAAAGACAACGAGTATATAAGATTCTTTCCATGGCCCTATAGTTGATATAGATCCATCCTTCATACGAGTAAAAACAATCCCGTCTTTTCTTTTAGCCTTTGCGTCCTTGATAGCAGCTTTTATAAAGCCTTCTTTGTACGATCCTCCTGACATATCCCAAATAGCAGGATTTTCCAACTTGAGATATACAGGAATAATATTGGCCCCAAGCGAATAGGATTTTTCTACATTCTCCCCATCAGGAGTAAAGTACATGTATCCTGCAAAATCATCGGCTACCTCGGGCTTAGTTGTAAAAAAGAACGCCCCCTTAGAATCCTCAGACAGTGTTGCCTCGCCCGTTTTTGATAGGTCGAAGGCTTCGAAGGATCTGGTTGTCCCATGGTACACCATAAGAGGTTGGCCGGTTTTATCAACGACCTTGCTATCTCCGAACCACTTCTTGAACGCCTCGCTGTCTGTTGGGGGTGCTTCCTGGAATAAAACCTCCTCCTTGCCACCCTGCTCCACAGCGGAGGCCTCCGTCGAGCTTACCCTGTCACTTGCTATGGCCGACGTGCTGGCGGCCTCCTGGAGAGGCGATACGTCGCTTTTGAAGAGTTCGTCCATGACGGCGCGGATGCGGGGGTCTACGTCAGCCTGATTGAGCACCTTGTCCCATAGGCGGGTGATCCATTCGGCGATCCGGGAAAACACGCCCCGGAGCTTTTCGTCCTTGACCTCTCCGTAGGACAGGTACTTCACGAGGTCGTCGACGAACCGTTCCTCGTGCTCGCGGGTCCAGGTCCCGCCTACGATCTGGTATGCCTCGTCGAGCTGCTTCCCAAGGTCGGTGTCGATCAGCTGCTTGCGGAACATGTGGCCGGACTCGTGAACGAAGGATACGAAGTCCGACTTCTCCGTGACCATGACAAGGGCCTTGGCGTCGCGGACGAACTCCCCGATACGGAGCTCCTGCCCGCCTTTGGTGAAGAGGACGCCGGCGCGCTGGCCCTGAGCGGCGGACACGCGGCTCATGTCGGTACCGATGATCTCCGAGGAGAATTCATTCTTAAGGTAGTCGTCGAACCTGACGCCCATGGCGTTGGCCCGGAACTCGTGCATGAGAATCGCGGCCTCGCGCTGGGCCGGGGACACGTTGGGCATTTTGTCGGATATGGCGAGGCGGAGCTTCGAGCGGGCTTGCGCGACGTTCTGGTCCTCGCCCTCCGCGTACCAGTTCGCCCCGGTGCCCTTCGGGTTGGCCGCGGTCAGGCGGTCGACGGCGGCTTGGGTCGCTTCGGATGCCCCTGACGCCGCGGTGATCGGCAGGCCGGGGTACTTCGCGGCGAGGGTAAGGATGGCCTCGTCACGAAGGGCGTCGCGGCCCTTGGAGAAATGCGCGTCGCTCAGAACGATGCCGTCGTCGGTGATCTCGTAGCGAAGGTATCCCAGGCGCTCCTTGGAGTCGGCGTCGCCTACCTTGAGGATCGCTTCTACCTTCCCTTCTTCGGCGCTGTCGACGGTGATTTCCTCGGTGTAGAGGTCGCCGGACTCGGTGCGCTTGAAGGGCTTCGCCTCTCCCTCGGGGACGGCCTCGCGGGTCTCCTTGGCCTTCTGCTGGGCCTGCTCCCATATCTTCGAGAGCGCGGCCTTGCGGTGCTCTTCGGGGACGGACTCTATTTCGTTCCACTTCCCGGCCTGTTCTATGAAGGTCTCGCGGTCGGTCATGCCCGCGTATTCCTTGAGTGCCTTCGACTGACGCGCGGCACCCTTATAGCCGATGAAGGCTCCCGGAAGACCGTAGCCGAGCGAGGCCAGCGCGCCGCCCTTGAAGTTGTCCCAGGCGTTCTTGGCGATCTCGTCGGCCTCGGTCTGCGCGATACCGGCGCCGGAGAGGCCATAGGCGATGTTCTTGATAACGTCTGAGGATATGGACTGGAGCGCTTCTTCTGCGCCCTCTTCCAGGATTTCCCCGCCATATCCCATGAGCGCGGTTCCAAGTGCTCCGGACTTCCCGGATATCAGAAGACCCTTGGCGATGTTCCCCGATATGCCCGTAATCGTCTTCCCGCCCACCTTGCCTATGAGCCCGGGAACGTTGCCGAGGAACGATTCGAGGGTCGCCTGAACGCCGCCGGATACCATCGCCATCGGAGAAGCGATCTCGTGCGACACGCCTTTCTTTCGCATGTCGTAGTAGTCGAGGGCTTCCATGATCTGCATGGAGGCCATGAACGATCCGGTCTGCGAGGCGGCGAGCGTGAGGGCCGAGGCCATGGCGGCGGCGCCAACGGGGGCGGCCAGCCCGAAGGTGGAGGCGGTGCCTCCCATGGAAGCCGTACCGACGGCGACCGCGGCCGCGGCGGCGCCTCCGGCCATCGCTCCTTTACCTAGCACCTGAGCCATGAAGGGCGCGGATTCAGCGCCGTACTTGAGCGCGGTCGGTATCACACTGCGCGGCCATCGATCCTGCATCTGCGCCATTTCGCCGTAGAGGGCGTCGATCTTGCGCTCGAGGTCCTGGTCCTGACCTCCGGTATCCTTCCACTGCTTCGCGAGGTTCGCGGCGTCCATAGTCAGGTCGCCGATCCTGAACGAGTCAGCGATGGCCTCGAAGTGGCTCTTGCCGTTGGTGATGTTCGGAGACTGAAGCCACGACTGCGATATGGATTCGAGATTCGCGCGGGCGGACTCCATCGGGATACCGAGGCGCTGGGAATACATTTTCGCGCTCGCCCAGTTCCAGCGCTCCTCGTCGGGGTTCTGCGATAGGGCTAGAGCGGAAGATATGAGGGAGTATTCGTCATCGGATACCGGAATTCCGTACATGGCCCGGCGCTTCTGGTCCTCGTACTGCCTGAGCGCTTCGGCGTCCTGCCCTACCGTATCCAAGAGGGCGGATTTGGGCGCCGAGGCGCCGGCGCGGAGGGACTGAGCATTCGAGTCCACGGCCTGGAGAAGCGACGATCCGGGGATGGGCGCGGGGGCCGCGGGAGCCGTTCTCTTCGGCTCAGCCAATTCAGGTATGGGCATGTCAGAATCCTTCCTGCGGGCCCGCGGACCAGAAATCGTCCGATACCGGCGCGGTCTCGCCCTTGGGCCTCTTGGCTTCGGATTTCATGGACAGTTTGACGTTGCCCTGCCACAGCTCCAGCTTTCCATTCGGCGCCTTGAAGTAGAACGGCTTTTCCGATCCCTTGACGCTGAACTGGGCCTGCGCGGTCACGTCCCAGGCTCCTTCCTGGGCGTAGGTCTGGACGACGGATTCTACCGGGACCCCCAAGGTCTCGGCGACGAGCGCGCGCTGGCGGTCGTGGAGTTGGGCTATCGAGGCGCGGGCGTAGGTATTCATGCCTATCTGCCCCTGCTGGTCGGTATAGACGAGCGCCGCCGATAGGTCGGGGCTGGAGTCGAGGGTCTGCTGCAGCTGACCGAGCTGGTCGTCGGTGGACGCGATCCACCCGGGGGTAATGAGGTTCTTCCGTAGGAGGTCCATACTCTTCCCGGTGACCACGGATACGAGTTGCTTTCCGGCCTGAACGAAGTCAGTGTTTTTCAGGTTCGGGTTGTCGATCATGGTCTGGTACAGGCTATCCCTGACCACGGACATGAGCATGGCCTGCTCTTCGGGCTTCATCTTTAAGCCCTTGATGTAGGTCGTCACGTCCCCGAAGGCCGAAGCGTATTCGGGGGACTCGAACTTGATGACTTCCTCGATAGCAGGGCCGGCCTTGGACGGCGCTATATCCATAACGCCGGACAGGAGCTTCACAGCTTCGGAGTGGTTGATCTCTTTCTTGTAGAACTTGGCGAGGGTCGCGGACACGTAGTTCTCTCCGAATTTGTCGGAGGCTCCGCTCCCGCCTTCCTCTGCCTGGGCGAGGCGGGTCTGCAACAGGTCCAGGACCTTCTTGCGCGTCTCCTCGTCGCCGAGGAAGTGCTGGTTGTCTTTCCGGCGCACGTCGGCGATCTGCGACTCGATATCCTTGGCGTTCCAGCGGCCCACGGTGTCATAGCGCTGTATCTCGCGGGTCCAGTTGCCTTCGCTCTGCTTCTGCCTGAGCTGTTCCTCGACCTTCGGCCGGAGCCATTCGGGGTACTGCCCGGATATCTTCTTGATGGACGAGTCAGCGACGAAGGCGTCGGATTTCGACGCTTCCTCGTAAGCCTGAGACGATTCGTCCTGAGCCGCTACTGTCGCGGCGGTGATGGACTGCGACACGGAAGCCCGGAGCGCGACTTTCTCGTCGGGCGTGAATTCCGTTCCCTCTATCGACGCGATACCCGCGGAGAGCCCGCCCTCGCTTGCGGCGCTCAGGGCATGCTTTTCGGCAAGTGCGAGCCCGTAGGGACGCTGTATTTCTGCCCAGTCAGCTTCTTTGCCCTGTGGCGACAGCATCCCATTATTGAATATCGTATCACGTAAGCCCGTGATGTCCTCGGCGTTGACTGATAGGTCGAAGGCGGTCTTGAGGTTCTGCTGATAGGCGGCTTCGCCGTCGGCGAGCCCCTGGCGCGTGATCTCGTCCTTGGCCTGCGTCAAGGCGGTCTGCTGCATCTGCGTCATCGAGGTAGTGAGCTGCTGGCGGACGCGCCCGAAGCCTTTAAACGACGGATCCTCGTCGAGGCCGGCCATCTGCGCTTCAAGGTCCTGCTTAAGCGAGTCGTCGACCCTGAGCGAGTACGTTCCGTCGGCGGCTTCTTCTATCCCGATCTCTCCGTTGAGGCGGGCTTCGGCGATGCGCTCCTGGGTCTTCGCGTTGGCCTCGAGGATCTTCTTCTTGCCTATTTCCATCTTGGACTGCTCGAGGAGCCCGTAGACGTTTCCGGCTACCTCGATTGCTCCGCCGATGGCGCCGACGACGTTCTGGCGCTGCTGCTCTTTCTTCTGGAGCTTCGCGAAGTCCTCGGAGAAGTTGGCCTGTCCCGCGGCGCCGCGGCCCCTGATGGCGCTGGCGATGGGCGAATAATCGTTCAATCCTAGTGTGGGCATTATCGACCTCGCTTAATCAAAGGGGTTCCACCACGTCTTGGCGGCTTTCGTTTCGCTCTTGACGCGGGCCTCGGCCGATGCGGCGGCTTCGTTGTACAGGCCCAGGGTTTCGTCGAGCGTTCCGAGGCTGGTCTTGAGGATGCCGAGCTGGTTCGTCGCCTGCTTCTCCTCGGCGGTAAGATTTCCGAGCAATTCGGTCTTCGCCATCTGATACCGGCCGCCCTCGCCTCCGAGGGTCTTGTCGATACCGGCGTAATCGTCGAGCTCTTTCTCGTACTCCTTGGACACGAGCCCCGCCGATCCCCCGGAGCGTCCGGTGACGCCCGCGGCTACGTTGGTCGATCCGAAGTTCTCCAGGAGCCCCTTGAACTCGCTCCGGCTCGAAGCCTCGAAGGTGTTCTTCTGGAGGTCGGCATAGTTCGGGAACGCCGAGAGGAAGGTCTCGTATGCGGAGATATCGGACTTCGCCTGTTCGATGGCGACGCCGGTTTCGAGGGCCGCGGTCTTGTAGTTGAGGGCGTCGGACTTGGCCTGTAGAATGTCGGCGTTGTCCTGCGCGGACTGGCCGGATAGCCAGCTTCCGATGTCGAAGATCGCTCCCAGGCCGGCGCCGATGGCGGTACCGATACCGGGCATGATCGCGGTTCCTATCGACGCTCCTGTTCCGGTTCCGGAAAGATTAAGCTGCGCCATTTACACCTCCATGATCGCGACGCGGTAGATAAGCGCCAGCAGGAAGAACGGGGCCGGATCGTTGTGCACGATGTCCATGTTGGCGTCTTTCTCCAGGGCCGAGGCGATGTTCGCCTCCAGGTCCCCGGTGAACAGTTCGGGGGCGGCGCCCCATACATAGGTTCCGGACTTCCAGGTCAGGAGCTTGACCGTATCGCCGGTCAGGGCTCCGATCTCTCCGCCGAGCGAGCGGTACAGCCGCGCCATGGCTTTCTCGATACGCTTGTACTTTCCCTGACTGGTCCCGTTTGCTGGCGTCTCGGGGCGGAGGGTTTGGGCTTCGCTCTCGATTGCCAGGCCAATATGAATCTTGGAGAACGTCGAGTCGTACGAAACCAATCCGGACGCGACGGTCGCGGGCGGAAGGATGGCGCCGTCGGCCCAGGCCACGACCTCCATGCCCTCCAGGTGCGCGAGCCCGGTCACGGTGTCCGTGGGGCTTCCGTACGTGTTGGAAACTCCGCAGTCGACGAAGTGGAAGTCCTCTTGGGCCGTCGTAGTCAGGTCGCAGAACCGGAGGTATTCGACGGTCCGCGCGGATCCCCTGAGTACGGAGAGCCAGAGCACGTCCTCGGTGGCGCCGTAGCCTACCGCGATCGACTCGACGGTGCCGCTCAAGGGGTGGCGCGCCCACGCGACCATGCCGGACTGCATGTCGAGGGAGCACGACACGAGGAGCCCATCGGCCCGGACCATCCAGAGAACCGGCTCGGGAAAGTTCTGTATCTTCATGTCCACGATCGGCGACGACAGGAAGTGCTCGAAGTCCCGCGAGAGGTCGATGTCCTGATAGGCTTCCGAAGTAGAGTCGTACACGAGGGCATGGAGCGACTTTCCTCCGCGGCCGACGTACAGGGTGATGGTCTCGGACATGACCGCCTGCGGCTCGCTGGCGCCGTTGTACGAGAGGACGGACATGTCGAAGTCGGCGGGGGTTATCCCGGCGCCGGTGTCCATCCATACCGTGCGATTGGTGCCCATAAAGACCCGCTGCGCGCCGATTGCCCACAAGATCGGGGTAATGTCGGACTCAAGAAGGTATATTGCATCGTCGGGGGCGATGACTCCATCGTCGGCGGCGTCGAAGTCGAATTCGGTGTACCGGGTGGCTCCAGTAGCGGCTACGGGCGGGCGGGACATGAACACGGCCGTGGGCTCGTCATCAGTCCCCGCGAGGCCTAGGCGCCCGGATACGAAGAACCCCACGCGGGGGTACTTACCCGTGGCCGCGAAGGTGCGGTCGCCGGTAAAGGTCGGGGTAGCGAGGGTCCAAGTGCTCCCTACGAGCGTCAGGGTGCGCGGGGCGTAGGTGTGATGGAAGACCCACAGGGTGCCATCCTCGACTGCGTACTTGATGCTCGGGAGGTCGGCTAGCGCCCACGGGGTCGTAACCTCTACCGGGGTGCCGCCGCCTTCGATGGTGAAATCGGATTTCCATATCCGCGCCTTCTGGTTCGTCAGCTCGATGATGTAATAGTCGTCGGCGATGGTCAGCTCGATAAGGCGTGCTCTGGCGTTGCTCTTGGTGTTCCCGGCGTAGTAGGTGCCTGGGCGCTTGCGGAGCCCGCCCTGCCTGGTCGGGAGGAAGTTCTGACAGAGCTTAAGGCCGGTCTGGTAGCGGGGCGACTCTATCCTGCCCTCTATGAGCGGCGAGACCTCCCCGGATATGAAGTTGTTTTGGATCAGCGTCAGATTAGCCACTACCGCGCCTCGTCGTACCAGGGGTCGGGCTCGCCGGGGTTGAAGCGGCGCGCGTCGGCGCGGATCGCCTCGTCCAAGGCCATCTGCGCTTCCTGAGCGATGCGCGCGGCGAGGGCGTCGGAAGAGGTTAGCGGGGTCGTCAACAGGAAGGCCAGGTGCGTCGATATCGCTTTCTTAAGGTACCCGGGCAGGACTCCGGGGTCGGACGGCTGCTCGACGTACACGAGGTAGACTTCGTCGGCGTCGGTCAGGATATACCCGTTCTCCGGGGTGTATTCGAGGTCTCCGGTATCCACGGATATGATGTTGATGAGCGCGGTCGGGAGGGTGTACGAGTACAGGTACCCGTGAGACGGAACCGAAATAGAGCGCGCGAGCTGGACTCTTGAAGCGAAGGACCAGGAGCGGGCGGATAGGACACTCTCGATCGCCTCGCCCAGGAAGGTGTTGACGTACTGGGCGAGCTCGTCGCCGGAGGTCAGAACGTCGATGCGTCCCTTCCCGAGGCGCCCGAGGGCGCGGTTGGCGATCTCGACCCAGCTGTTGGCGTACCCTACTTCGGCCATGTTACGCCTTGGCCGCGGCTATGGCGGCGGAGAGGTCGTCTTTCTTCATGGCGTCGGCGCCCTTGATACCCAGGGCTTTCGCCTCTTCGATCAGCTCGACGCGGGTCGGCTCTTTGGGCGGCTCGTTGACCTTATCGCCCGCGGGCTCTTCCTTGGGCTGCTCGTAGGGCTTGCCACTCCTGAGCGCGTCGAGGAGCGCCTTGGCGTCAGCGTCGAGGGGTTCCAGGTGGTTGACGGCCTTGCCGGCGTAGAGCGTGGCCTGGGCGACGGTGAGCTCGCGCTCGGTGCCCGCTATGATGGTCTCGCCCGGGGGGAACACGGAATCGATGAACCTGAACTGCATTACTGCCTCCTTGTAAAGATGCCCCCGGATTGCTCCGGGGGCTGGTTGCTTAGTTCGGCCCGGCCTCGATCCACGCGGTCACGGTGCACGCCGCGAGGGTTCCGGTGGACTTGGGCATGGCGGACGCCCTGAGGTACTGCTTGTGCTCGATCGGTACGGGCAGGCGGACCCTGGTCGCCTTGGCTACGGCCGCGGCGGTCTGCGGCCCGGTCAGGAGGTCGGCATAGGTCGTTCCGTCAGCCGAGTCCTGGATGATCGGGATGAACGAATCGCCCGCGGCGAAGGCTTCGTCTACGGAGAAGACCACCTCGAAGCCGCCCACCTTGCCGGTCTGGTGCTTGGCGAACGGGGCCTTGGAGTTGATGGTGCCGAGCTTCACGCTGTCGGCGCTGTAGACCTGGGTATCCTTCACGGCGAGG